AGGATGGGACAAAGACGAGGCGGTAGCGGAGATCTACGCGCCGCAGATCTCCCGGGCTTTGCGTGGCCAGCTACCCAACACGCGGACGATCGCTGAAGCCTGGCTCCAGCACGGCGCTGCCGGCCGAGACGTTGCACTCGGCTGGCTCTGGCAGTACGTGACGGAAGCGACCGTCAGCGACGCGCTCAGGCCGATCCTTGAGCGCGTCTGGACGGAGGGCTACTTCATCGGTGACCGGTCGGCGCTGGCGATGCTGCGCGCACACGGCTTCGTGACGACGAAGGCGAGCCAGCCCGAAGCCGGCGCGCACGTTGACTGGGGAAACTGGACGCCTGGTGACTGGCTGGCGGCCGAAGCACTGCTGGGGGAGGATGGCCTCGGCGAAGGTCTCCGCTCGATGCTCGATCGCGCTGGTATCACGATCAAGTCGATAGCTGAGCATCGGCTCGAAGAGCTAGCAGACGTGCTAGCACAAGCGGCTGACGAGGGCTGGTCATCGAGCCGGCTGGCGCGGCTGCTGCGCGAAGTGCTCGACGACCCACGGTGGGCCCGCATGGTCGCGGTGACCGAAGGCGCTCGGGCGTCGACAGCATCGACGCTGGCGCGCTACCTGGCCAACGGCGTTGAGGGTAAAGAGTGGATGTCGGCCGAAGATCAGCGCGTGTGTCCGGACTGCAACGATAACGAGCTGGAAGGCGCCATCCCGTTGTCGGCGTACTTCGAGAGCGGTGACGACGGCCCGCCTGCTCACCCCGATTGCCGCTGCGCGATCGCGCCGGCCATCATGTCGCGCGAGGAAGCGTCGGCCGCCACGGGCGCCGATCTCGGTATCGACGAGCTGACGGACTAGGCTATGATCTCAGCATGGCCGAGGCTCAGATCAGGGTCGATGTGACAGACGTGCTGCCGCTCGTCGAAATTCTGCACGAGATCAACAACGGCCAGGTAGCCATCATGCAGCGCTTGACTCGCATCGAGCGGGCGCTCATCAACGAAGGGAAGATGATCATGTCAGAGCTCAGCGACGCCCTGGCCGAAGTCACGGCCGCGGTCGACGAGCACGACTCCGAGCTGGCGCGCCTGATCGAGGATTTCGGCGCCCGGGTGAACGGCAAGCTCGACGCGAACGAGAAAGAGCAGTTCACGCAGATCGTGCATCGGCTCGCCGCGTCCGACGCGCTGATCGAGCAGGCGGACCCGTCGGCGCCGGCCACCGTGCCGAGCAGCGACAGCGCGCCGGCTGAGGGCATCGGCAACACGACCGGGGGCGCCGTGCAGGACGGTGCGCAGGGCGTCGGCACCGTCGGCCAGGGCGGCGACCCCACGGCCGTCGACAGCGGCCAGCCGATCCTGTAGGTTCTGATCTCGCGCCGGTCGCGAGTCGGGAATGATCACAGTCGCCACACCAGGGCGGCTGTGATCTTTTTTTGCGTCTCCGTGCTGTACGATGCGGCTGATCTCTAATGTGCGCCGCGCTGCGGGAGGATGGGTATGGGGACAACTACCGCGTACGCGGCAGACATCGTCAAATGGGATCGCGACGAGAACGGCGACTTGATCGTCTACGGGAAGGCGACGGGCCCCGACCTCGATCTTGACGGTCAGATCTGCGACCCGAAGTGGCTCAAGACGGCCATGCCGACGTGGATGGAATTCGGCAACGTGCGTGAGATGCATCAGCCGATCGCGGCCGGCATCGGCATCGAGCTCGAAGAGCAGGGCACCGATTGGATGCTCAGGAGCAAGTGCATCGATCCGAACACGGCGCGCAAGATCGAGAACGGCGTGCTCAAGGGTTACTCGGTAGGGATCAAGAATCCTCAGGTCACCAAAGACGCCGCGGCACCGGGCGGACGCATCGTCGGCGGCAACATCATCGAAGTGAGCTACGTCGATCGGCCGTGCAACCCAACGGCCAAGATGACGATCTGCAAGGGTGCGTCGGTTACCGAGATGCTTCCCCAGGAAGCGCCGGCCGACGCCGCTGAAGGTTCCGGAGCTACCGACGAAGACGGCGCTGCTGGCGTGGCGTCCGTTGCAGAGGCTCCGAAGAGTGGCGACAGCGCACCATCGCCCGGCGCTGACGCCACTGCGGCCGACCCCGGGGAAGGCGCGTCGGAGACCGACGCGGATAGCGCGTCAAAGGCGCTGGCGCGTGGGGTCGGCCGCACCATACTCAAGCGCGTGCAGGCGCTGCGGCTCAAGGGTCAGCAGGTTGACCTGTTGACGAAGGCGGCGCCGGCCGAGGACATCGCCAGCGCGCAGCAGGCCATCTCGCTGATCGCGCAGCTCATCCAGTCCGAAGCGCAGAGCTTGGCTGACGGCAACTCGTGCGACGCCGCGCAGATCTCGACGCTGCTGTGCGCCGTCGATTCGCTGGAGTGGTTCTGCACGCAGGAACGTTGGGAGGCCGAAGCCGACGCAGGCGCGGTCGTCGTCGTCACTGTTGGCGATGTCGAGCTGGCTAGCGCCCCAGACATCACGAAGAGCGCGACCGTCCAGAATGGACAGAGCAACGCAGAGGTCGACGAGCTGCGCCGAGAGGTCAATGACCTGCGCGGCAAGTTGACGAAGGCGCTATCAATGCCCGTTCCTGGCGGCCCCATGCTCGCCCGTTCGCAGGCTGAGATCGCAGCGGCTGACAACCGTTCCGACAAGCTGACGACTGCTGCTCGCTACGAGCAGTTGGCCAGCGGCATGCAAGCAGTCGACCCGAAGACGGCAGAGGGCTATCGCAAGATGGCCGCCGAGCTGCGGGCAGCGTAACTGTCCACACTCGACACTAAGGATAGATAGCCATGTATGCGGTCCCCGCACCGTCTGAGATGTTCTCGGACGCGAGCAATGGCACCGAAGTTGCTCAGCGTTTCGAGGCGTACAAGACCACCCTGGCGGCCAACAACGCCGCGTCGCTGTCCGGCGATGTCGCGCTGCAGCCGATCGAGGGTGGCGGCCAGCACATCGTTCCGAACACGGTCAAGCGCACAAAGGGCATCGCCGAACGGGTCGAGACGATCACGAAGGCGCTCTCCCCCGACGTGGCCAGCGGTCTGCAGGCCGAGCTCGACGCGCTCAAGGGCATGCTCGATGCCGACCTGTCCAAGGATTGGTCGATCAACTTCCCCAACACGGCCGGTCTCGTGCCGTTCGATCTGCACGCGCCGGCCAAGCTGCTCGTGCCGCGTCAAACGCCGCTGCGCAACTCGCTGCCGCGCACGAAGGGCATGGGTACGGCTGCGCAGTTCAAGCGCATCCTCGGTTGGACCAACAGCGGCGTCGGCGGCATCGCCGACGCCATGGCGTTCATGAACTCCGAGAGCGTGTCGACGTCCTTCGGCCCGATCTCGCTGCGCCGCGGCCCGAAGATCAATTACGCGTCGGACTCGAAGACGGTCGCGTACATGGAGCAGGGTCTGTCGGACATGGTGACCTGGAAGGCGCAGTTTGCCGGCCAGGGCTTCCAGGACATCCGATCGCTGTCGCAGACCGCGCTGCTCTGGGCGTCGCTCGGTGGCGAGGAGCGCGCACTGTTGTACGCGCGTGGCGCGTCCGGCAACGGCTACGCGGGCGCCGTCGTGGCGCCGGTCATCTCCGGCGCGACGGCGACGACCGGTGGCACGATCGCGGCCGGTACGTACCAGATCACCGTTACCGCGCGAGCGGGTGGCGGCGAGTCGGTCATCTCCAACCGCGTCGCGCAGGTGACGACCGGTGCCACGTCCACGATTACGATCACGGTTGCGACCGAGCCGACCGGCGCGCTCGGCTACAACCTCTACGTGTCGCAGGTCGGTGGCGGCCCCGGTACGGAAACCTTCCAGACGAGCTTCGTGGGCAACACGTACACGCTCACGGCGCCTCCGACCGCTGGCGGCGCGGCCATCCCCGGCGCCGAAAGCACCGTTTCGGCCAACGGCTACGACGGCTTCCTGACGGTCCAGGCCGATCCCGCGCAGAGCGGCTACGTCAAGCGCGTGAACGGCAACATCGCCGCGAACGCCACGCCTGCGCTCAACCTCGGTGACAAGCCGTGGCAGGACGCTTTCCTGTCGCTCTACGGCGCCACGCTGAACCCGGGCGGTGGCACGAGCGGCAACAAGCTGCTGGCCGACCCTGACGAGATCTGGGTGGACGGCCAGACGCGCTCGTCGCTCGGCCAGTGGCTCAAGCTGGCCGCGTCAGTGACCGGCTACCGGCTGACGATCGCGGCCGATGAGCGCAGCGGCGCGACGATCGGCAGCGTCGTTTCCGGCATCAACAACCAGGTGACCGGGCGCATGGTGGACTTCAACGTCCACCCGTACATGCCGCTCGGCTGCTCGCTCATCCGGTCGCGCAGCCTGCCCGTGCCGGACTCCGAGGTCAGCAGCACGGCCGAGGTCCGCAACGTGCAGGACTACATGTCGGTCGAGTGGCCGGTGATCCAGTTCACCTACGATCAGAGCACGTACTGGTTCGGCACGCTCGTGCACTACGCGCCGGCATGGTCCGGCATGCTGCTCGGCCTGCTGCCGTAGATCAACGTTAGACCCCTGGCCGGCGCTCGCCGGTGCGCGCTCCGTGACGGCAGCGCCGGCCAGGTCTTCCACGGAGCGCACAACGAAGGGAGGTCACGCGGTGAGCGAAGAGCGCGTGACGATCGCGGCGCCGGACGGCGCCGTCAAAGAGCTGGACATGCCCAGTGGCCGGCGCTACAAGGCGCGCGGTGGCGGCATGTACGACGTGGCGCCGAGCGATGCGAAGTACGTGCTTGGCATCGGCGGTTTCAAGCCGAACGTCGGCCGGACGATCCTGGCCGGACCGCGCTGCCCGCACTGCGGCTTCGCGTCGTACTTCGCGCGCTGCTCGCGCTGTGGCACCGACCGGCGCAACGCGCCGATGGCCACGAAGGTGCATGTGCGCCAGTCGCTGGCGGCAGCCGCGCCC